TTTAATCTTCTGCTAACTTTTGAAAATAACTAAGAGCATCTGACTCTTCATCAACATCATCTTCAACTGGTTTCTTTGACTTAAGAGTTGGTTTCTTCTCTGGAATCTCATCTGCAATATCCTCAGCAGTCTTCTGAGAATTTGGAGCAGTTCCACGAACATCTCCACCAAGAACCTCATCCATACGAGCCTTAAGTTCTTCATATGTCTTAAAGTTTGAAGAATCAATTAGTGGAAGAAGTGCATGTTGTGACTTCCAGATTCTTTCCATCTTGGAATCATCATCCGATAGTGAAGATTGTGAGTCAAACTTAGAAGCATCGTAATTTGTATATCCACCAACCTTACGAATCTTGATGCGGAAGTTTGCTCCCTTCCAAAAATCAAATGGGTTGATTGCTTCTTCGTCCTGAAACTCTGGTTTCATGACTTGTTGAATCTTCTCAAAGATCTTAGTTCCAAACTTATAAAGGAATACCTTTCCTTCATTTTGTGGATTTGCTGGATCCGAAACAACATAAATGTTGGCAATATATGTCAACTTACGCTTACGAATTCTTGCTAGATCCTTATCTGATTCTAGACCAGAATTCCAGAGTTGATTGTTCAACTCACCAACTGGATCCTTTTGACCAATTGTTGTGAGAGAATTTTCAATATACCAACCACCTGGACCCTGAAATGCATGGTTGTATAACTTAACCCAAGGAACATCTTCTCCATCTACCGGAGGAAGAAAACGAATGATGGCAAATCCGTTTCCTGTCTTATCTTGCTCTGGTCGCCAGAAGCGATCATCCTTATAGTCCTTAGTCTTTGTCTGATCTTCCATCTTCTTAATCAGATCTTCAATCCCAGACTTTGACTTCTTCTTCATATCTCCAAATGAACCCATAACTCCTACTTTCCCCGAAGATCTCCTTCGGACTTTTTTACTTGGTGGGAACTCCCCACTTCAGTATTATATATCTAAAAATATACCATGTCAATGAAATGGTAATTTGTTTTTATTTTTAGGTAAGAAATTTAAATCTCTACCCTCTTGTTCTAACCTTTCCAATAAAGGTTGTGTTAGAAGTTTAGGAGCAATAGAAAAATCTATTGAATTATCTTCCAACAAAAATATAACGGAATCCATATAAGAAACATTATGTTTTTTTACATAATTTTCTACTTTTTTAGAAAAATCTTCTTTATTTGTATTGAATAACATAAAAGCATTATACCATACGGAAATAATTAGTCAATCTAATAGTATATATACAAATAAAGGAAATTAAATATGCCATATACTGCTGATAATTTAGAAATCAACATAGCATCAGGTACTGCGATAGTCGCAACAGATTACGGTACTAGTGGTGCTTGTGGTTTTTCCGCAGCACATGTTCAAATATCAAAATTATCATGGGGTGATGAAAACACAACCTATAGATTAAATGAACAAAATCCACTACCAATTAAAATATATGGTGTAACTGGAACTACTTTGACAATTTCTGGAACCATTGCTGGAACTGGAGATTTTTATGTTCGAACTTATCCAACAGTACCACTTATAGTTAAAGGATCTACATTTAATTCAGATGCTCCAGTAGGTATCAGTGGTACAATACAAGGAGTTTCTGGTGGAGTAGCAGTAGGTGTAACTGGATATGTTAATATATTAAATTCTATACCAATATACGGAATTAGCGGAGCAACCGCAATAGCAGTTACTGGTGGACGCAGATTAAATTTCTTAAATGATACAGTTTCTGTATATGGTAGTGTTGGTATAAGCGGAGGATTCCAGTTAACTGCTGTAGATGATTCTGTATCTGTATATGGTCCGGGTGGATCAACATGGATACATGCAAACATTTATTCGGGAAACACCGCAATAGGATTATCCGGTGATGCTCTTAAAGTTGCTGTAACTAATGCAGGGTTTACATTTAGCGTTACTGTTGCAGCAACTGTGGGCGTTACCAATGACGCAGCAGGAAGTGCTCTTAGAATTCAAGGATATACTGGTGGCGGATACCCAGTTACAATTCAAGGTAGTCTTGCTGGGGGAGCAGTAGAAGTTTCTGCCACAACAGCATTGCCTGTTGGTGTAACAGGAACAGTAACTATAGATGATGATTCTATAATAGACAAAATTGAAGAATTAAAAACCAATATTGATTCTGTATCATCGAATGCAGGATATGCTTTAGATATTTTAAACCTAATCAATACAGCTGGGTCTGGTGCGTCTGTTAATGTTAGATCTATATCAAAACCAGCAAGACCAGTTGTTGGACAAAAGAATGTAACAACAACACCTAGCAGCATAAGTTCAGATACATTGTCATATGGAATAACAGTTAAATCGTTGGGAATAAATACTGTAGATGTTTATATTGGAAATTCTCCAGCACTTTCAACAACTAATGGATTTATACTAAGTCCTGGAGAATCGGTATATCTTGAAGTCTCATCAGCAGGTGCTCTATATGTTAGAACACCAACAGGAACAGCAACACTAACATACATCGGGTCGTGATAAACGGATCAAGACAAAATCTTAAGAACAAAAAATCACAAGTAACGAATGAAAAATTTGTTCTTGTCAGATCTTTGCCATTTTATGGAATTAAGATTGAAAAGTATAAGTCAGAAAAGATTTCTCTAAACCGAGGAATAACTTCAACTCCATCGTTTGTATATCATACAAACAACACACGATGTTTGATTGATTATAGCAATCAAACAAACAGTGAAATGGAGAAGAAGGTAAAAGTCTTTTTTGAACAAATAACAAATGGAACTACTTTAACAATATACAATGGAAGATACAAAGATCCCAACTTAGATGAAGTGGCAGACTTAAGTGGTAACTATGTCTTCAATAGTTTTTATAACGGTATAGTAGAAGCAACTGTAACATCAGTCAGTCTACTATCAACTAAGGTATCAAGATACGACAAAACCAAGTTTGAAGAAATTCCATTCATAATTGCAAATACTGTAAACGATCAAGAAACCAACAAATATATTATAAAGAATAGACTTGGTAAAAATACAAAAAATTCATTCAATTATTTGGGTGCTATGGTTGGTGATTATATTAAACTCACCAATATTAAAAATCTAATCAAGATACTTGAGATGAATGTAGATTCTGATGGCAATGAATATATTGTCACAGATACACCATTAACTGAACAAGATCTTACAAGTCTTAAAACAAAAATAGATCTTTATATTCCCGTTATAGATTCGTATACGGTAGAACCAGATCTTACAGAAACAACAGTTGGGACATGTGTGCAGTATTTTAATGGAACAGTTATATCATGTACAGACAATCATACAAATTCACAGTGTAGGTTTAGAAGTAGTGCAATTAAAGAAATAACAACAGAGTTTGGACCAAATACTTTCTGCTTTACACCAGAAACAGACACTGCTGTACAAACGAATCCAACCGATACTTTGGTTCAAATAACATCAAATCTTTCAAATATTATTACAAACATGAACTCACTAAGTGGTCCTGTTTTGAAAAATTCAAATAGTAAAAATGGATTTTACGGAAGACCGTTTTAAATAAATTCCAGATCAGACGGAATTAATTTAAACTTATCATATAACAATTTATTGTATTGATTGAACGATTGTGTTGAATCAAATAAAACAGAAAGGGTTACGGTATCCGTTGAGACACCGTAACCCTTAACTGTACAATCAGGTTTTGATTCTAAAAATCTTTTAGGTTTACCACTTAACTCATTAAATGAGTAAGTATATGTTGCTTTTAGCATCAACCTTTATTTATCAAAATCACTTCTTACATGAAGACTTGTCGCAAGAACGAGTGCATTCGCGAATGTCATCGCTAAGATCTCGTCTTACCTCATCAACATGACGATAGACAGCATCAATATCGCGATAGAGATCTTCACGCTCATGGTCGATCTCAGACTTTGACTTCTGTGTGAAGATGAAAGCAAGGAATGCAGCAGACAGAGAGAGCATTCCAATGACAGAGAAAGCATTTGTCGCATCATCCGCAAGCTTATCTCCAGCAAAGAGAATAAAAAGATTTGCGAAAAACGAAACACTTGCGAGTGAAACAATAACATTACGATTTGTCATAATATCTCCTTGATTAAAATGAGAACTGTAAAAACGACTAACACGAAACAACTTTATTGGTTTTGTAAATGTATAATTTTTAAGCATAAGCATTCCCGATAGGATTCGAACCTATGACCATCGGTTTAGAAAACCGATGCTCTATCCAACTGAGCTACGGGAACATGCCACCATTATACCATGATGGTGGTCCCTTGTCAAGTGTTAAACTGTAAGTTTTAGGTTGGAATTTCCAGATCCGTCAACAATTTTCTTTCCCGGAACTACTAGGTTATTAACCACTACAGTTGTGTAATGATTTAGCAGTTCCTTTTGCGGATCAATAGCAAAAACCAAATTCTTTTTATCCAAAGTTACGCCATTATCTGTTACTGCATATGGCAACCACTTTGCAAGTAAAAGTTTTCCCTCTGGGGACGGAATAAGAACAGCACCATCCTTGATGGTGATTGAGTCATCTGTTTCTGTAATATTTGCAATAATTTCTTCACCACTAGTTAGACGAACAATCTTCACATTCATTATATTTACTCCTTGTTTTCTGAACACTTAAATAATATACGGTCCCAAAATGTACACTTTGGTGGTTTCTCAATAGGCCAACATGTACAACAATCTGAAGGTCTTAATGATTCATTTTTTGGATCGATAAATCGATCCATACCTTTTTCTATTTCTTTCATAGTTAGTAGCATATCAACACAACGACCATCTTTGGTTGTTTGTATATGTACTAGTTCTGATCTTTTTATTTCTTTTGGCATCATAACCTCCACATTATATAGGAATTACATATTAATGTCAATGGTTACTTTACCTTTTTTTGTCTTTATCTTTTCAACAATAAAATCGTAAATTAATTCTAATGTTTTTAGGCCAACAAACCCTAGTATAAATGCTGCTCCATATTTACCATTATCCTGAATATATTTTGGCATAAAATTAAGCAGTATTGGGGTAAGGTAATTCGCACACAATGCCCCTGCAAATATAGCAGATGCTGCTTTCCCTGGAGTTTGATTTTTTGTTCTCAAAGCTAAAATTAAAGCACCAAAAAATCCTGCTGAAATGAGTCCTAAATCGATTCCGAAATAAGAGTTACTTGGTTGGTCTTGCATAATTTTCCTTATAATAAGTTATACTAGAACATCTTATATAAGGTAACTACCATATGTATATAAAAATAACCCACCACAATGGGTGGGGGTCAATTCAGTCGCGGGATGACCAATCCCCACTGCTTAAGCAGCCATCCGCATTGGTGCGGCGTTTGTGATTGCCAACTTTGTCATTTTACGAGGGTTGTTGACTACCTCTCGGATATCTCCCTTATGCTCGCATCTCCCCATCGATTCCATTCATCCCCGTCGAGTGGAGATGGGGGGATTCGAACCCCCGTGTGGTTGAGTAGTCTGCAAAGATCAACGATAACATTCTTATTTAGTCGCGAGAAATCATATGAATGTCGTCTTGGTGTACTATATCAAGACCATCGTGAATGCCTTTGATTTTGGTAATATCCCACAAGGCACGATCACCCACACGAATATCTTCAGTTATTTTGTTTCCAACAGAAATAACTTTAGACCAAACCATTTTATTTGTTACTTTATCATCATAGATGATTCCTGCTTCAGTAGTTTTTCTACCACCAAAGTCTCTTTCTAGAAGAACGAGTTTTCCAATTACTTTCATATTAATCCTTTTCTTTTGCGTTAACAAACTCTTGTAGCGCATTGGTCATTTTACTAAGAGAAGTCTGTGCTAGAAGAATTTCATTTGCTACTCTTTGAAGTTCTTTATTGGTTTCTCCAAGGATAATATTCTTATCCTTGTGGGATGTATTGTACATCCTTTCCAAGTCATCAATTTCTGGTTGCATTGGAAAATGCTTCAAGCATTCAGATGCTCGCTTACGAACTTCCTTTGGAACCTTTGGTGTGGTATTTGGATTGAGAAGGTCAAATAAGAATTGACGATTCTTCTTCATTGAAATAAACCATTCATTTGGAAGTGTCATAATAATCTCCTAATCGGGGTGACTGGATTTGAACCAACGACTTCTTGCTCCCAAAGCAAGCGCACTACCAAGCTGTGCTACACCCCGCAAGCCACTTATCGGATTTGAACCGATGACCAGTAGTTTACAAAACTACTGCTCTACCACTGAGCTAAAGTGGCAAAAGCGTAGTGGGGGACTTGAACCCCTTCTCAGTTTTTGTAAACAAAAACTCTAGTGAGCCTCTGAGTGCGCTACCCAACTGATACTACGCATAATACCCTAACGGGGACTCGAACCCCGACTCACTGCCTTGAAAGGGCAGGGATTTAGCCAGTTAATCTATTAGGGCATAATACGCTGCCTTGGATTCGAACCAAGTCTTACTCGATTATAAGTCGAGCTGAGATAACCAAGACCTCCCGCAGCGCGTTGAACACATTATACTCTATCTATGATCACTTGTCAAGCTTGTATACATATTTTTATGAAGACTTTTAAAGACTTTTTATCAGAACTTTTCGAACCTGAAGTTATTTCTTCTGAAGGAATAACACCAGCAAGAGAAAGTCAAAATCCAATGTATATTAGTAGAGTATACAAAACCAAAATAGGAAAAAATGAAGTATCAACTCATATATCACACAATAGAGATAATGGTAAATCCGATATTAAATTTTTTGTAAATATGTCGGTTGATAAACCAACAAATTTAACAAAATCAGATTCGTTTAAAATTTATAATGCTGTTTTAAGTCACATAAATCATCATATTGAAAATACAGATAAACCAATTACAGCAATCACTTATTCACATAGTGATGATGAAATTGGATATA